TATGTTTTGAATAAGTGCCTCCTTTGACAAATAATGATTTGTCACTTATTTCGTTTGATAGTTTATTTAATGTATATTTCATTTTTGCCGCCTCCTATTATTTTTTTAATATGATATTACCATTAATGTTTTAACTTGTCAACTACTTTGTCAATAAAATAATTCAATTAATACTATTTTATCGGTTTATTCGTGCCAGATCGTAAATGATGCAAAATATCTTGCGTCTAATGTTCAGGCGTTTATAGTGGCGCTACTGTATATACGTGTTATACACAGCATAAAAAATGACATGTTGACATATCAACCTAACAATTGGTAGACCAAAACAAGTTGATGGGTGCAGCAGCAGCAGCAGGTAACAGCAGCAAAACAAGCGACTACTACCACAGCAGCGGCGGAAGCAGCAGGTTGTTTACTTGGATTTTTGGATAGCGACCCACCTAACTGATTTACTTCACCAAGCCGAGTGAGATACCCCCCCAGGGATTAAAGGGCAAGGTGGGGGAGGGGGTTGTTGTAATAGAACAGCCATACACAATTTTTCAATTTTGACTTTCAATAACTGAATGGTTCTTCTCCATTTATCTTGACAGGTTGGTTAGTAAAATCATTGGAATATACGCATCAAAGTAACCACCTAAATACCCCACCAAACTGAGCAAGCTACCGCAAGCCAACAAAGATAGCGTACCGAAAGTATAGCATGATTGACAAAACGGTTAAAATGTGGTATAATGATTAGTAAATGTAAAACATCAGCATAAATGACTGAAAGGCATTTTAGATACAGGGGATAAGAATGACATACCTACAAGTATGTAATACTACTAATTATACATGACAAGGTTTTTGTGAGGAAAACAGGGTTCTGATTAAGTAATTATAATGGGAACGTAGATTCAGAGGTTGCGACACCACATGTCGTTTTTAAGGGTTATTTGCGACATGGCATGTCGTTTTTGAGGGGAGGTTTGCGCATGGCTTTGTTTTGGGAGAACAGATTAATTGACAATGATACAGGAGAAATTGCTTATAAGAAAGTTAATCCTAGTTTTCAGAAGGTGAATCAAGATGGCTACTTATTCAAGGCTAACTCTAGGAAGATAGTGACCTATCAGAATATAGACTTGCCTAGTACGCTTCAAGATCATGAGATTGCTAAGTTCTATAAGTTGAAGAATAACATCGAGAAGGGTAGCAACTTCATAAGGATAAAGACATATAATGGTTACAGGAACGCAACGGTTGATGACTTGGCGGAGATATGGAATGTCAGTGCAAGACAGGCACAAAGGACACTCAAGAACTTATGCAACAATGATGTGATTGCGGTCATGTCAGTTAAGATGAGTACCACAGAAAAGGCGTTGGTTGTCAATCCATTATACTTCAATGCAAGTTCGAGGATAAACCTAACACTATACAGAGCATTTGAGAAACAGTTAAAGGGCTACATTCCAGAATACATTGTCAAGGAAATGATGAAAGAAGAATTAAAATACCTTTAAGGAGATTGAAGAATGCCAATAAAATATGTGTGTGATAAGTGCGGAAAAGAAATGCCAACAAACAAAGAAATGTCAAATCACAATTGGACTGTTTATAAAGAGGACTGTCCTTGCGGTGGCAAGAAGGTATTAAAGTTTTAGTTAGGTTAGTTAGGTGAAAGGAAACGATTGTCAATTAGTACAAACACATTTCTTATCATAACACTAGTAGCATTGCTATTAGGTGGTCTAGGTTATAATCGTTTTGTTGACGTCAACAATGCGTAGATAAACAAGCAACATGGTAAATAAGTCAAGAACCTTACGGTAATGTTTGTAGCTACTCACTATGTTACTAATAAGTGGGCGAGTTCAAATGTTTTAAATATAACACAGTATTCTTCAAATATAACGAATAACGTGGTAAAATTAAACAAGGAATTGTTACATTGGACAGTCCATACACAAAACTAAAGTCTAAATGTTTGAATGAAACTGAACTATTCGGTTTAACCGAACTGTTCAACACAATGTTAGCACTTAGACAACAGGTAAACCTAAGTACAAAAGGTGGTGATCCCAATCGGAATAGATTTAACAATAAGTCCACAACCCAAACAGATTGAGTTCTTCTTGGCATCGTCTAAATATGTGGCATACGGTGGTGCGAGGGGTGGTGGAAAGTCATGGGCATTAAGAACAAAAGCAACTATATTGGCACTTAAATACAGTGGCATCAAGATACTTATAATAAGACGTACATTAAAAGACCTAAGAGCAAATCACGAACTTCCTTTGATGGAATTTCTAAATGTCAAGGATAAACCTAATGCGGTAGCAAGGTATGATTCCCACAACAAGGAATTTCACTTCCCTAACAAATCAATGATTAAGTTGGGTTACTGTGATAGTGAGGGTGATGTTCTGCAATATCAAGGACAATCCTATGATGTGGTGTGTTTGGAAGAAGCGACACAGTTTACAGAGTTCATGTTTATGAAGTTACAGATGGCGAATAGACGTTCTGATACTTTGTTAGAGCCATTTGTAAGTAGAATGTATCTTACTTGTAATCCAGGCGGTGAAAGGGTTACACAATAAAATTCGGAGTGATTCTATGAAGAAGATAGGTAAAATTTATATAATCACAAACACAGTAAACAATAAAGTTTACATAGGTCAAACTATTCAATCAATCCAAAAGAGATTTAGAGAGCACGTTTGCGGTGCTGTCACCAAGAACAAGAAACAACCCTTATACGCATCAATCAGAAAGTATGGCAGAGATAAGTTTAAAATTGAAATACTAAAAGATGACATAGAGGCTAAAGACTTAAACAAATTCGAAACAGAATACATAATCAAGTACGATAGCGTTGAAAATGGATTCAACTTAAAGTACAGAGAAAGAAGAATACGTTCCGTTAAATACAATGTTGAGGATATAATCAAGAGATATGAAAACAAAGAAAGGTTAAAAGATATATCCAAAGATTATAAATGTGACAAAAGAACATTAAGTAATTTGCTTAAAGAAAACGGAATAGAAATAAGAAATTGGAATAAAGAACAAAGCAAAGACGTTACAAAAGAACAATTAGAAGAAATGTTTTATGAAAGAAATCTCTCGCCAACAGAGATTGCAAAAGAAATTGGATTGAGCAGAACTGCAATAATTAATTGGTTTGACAAGTTTGGAATACCGAGAACAAAACAACGCCGCTCTCAATAGGAATGTTGAGTAATAAATAATCCCTGAATAAAGCGGGAAGGCTGAAACGCTAATCCGAACCGAAGGCTAAATGTAAAAATTTAGTCAGGGGCAACGCATAGAAGTTGAAACTGCATTTGCAGAATATAATACTTCCACGAGGCAGGGACACCTTACATTGAAGGTGAAAAGATATGCTGAACTTATACGAAAAACAAGTATAAGAAGTAGAGGATAAAAAGCCTTTACGATAACAAATTGGTTGGTCATGCTTGGGTTAAGAGATTATTCATAGATAAACAGTACAAGGATTTGGAGAATCCAGATGACTACACGTTCATTTCGGCAAAGGTTTATGATAACGAATGGATTGTTAAAAATGACCCTAAATATATTGAGATGCTTGAGGCATTGCCAGAAGAAGAACGTAAGGCTATGCTTGACGGATCGTGGGATGTTTACGAAGGACAGTTTTTCCCAGAGTTTGATAGAGAGATTCACGTAGTTAAACCGTTTGACATTCCAAGACATTGGAAACGATATAGAAGTTTAGACTATGGTATGGACATGACAGCTTGCTATTGGTACGCAGTTGACGAAGATGGCAACATATATGTCTACAAGGAATTGCATGAACCTAATCTGATACTGAAACAGGCGGCTCAACGGATAGTTGAAATGACAGATAGTGACGAGTTCATTATTTCCACATATGCGTCACCAGACTTGTGGAACAGGAGACAAGAGACAGGCGAGAGTGGCTATGAGACAATGGCACAGAAAGGGTTGTTTGGTCTTGTATCTGCCAATAACAAGCGTATAGAAGGTTGGAGACAGGTAAGGGAAGTGTTGGCTAAGAGAACTGATAGGTATGGCAACCAGACACCACAGTTGAGAATATTTCAAAACTGTACTGAATTGATTAAGAATATGCCTTTGCTAAGATATGACCCTAAGAAACCAGAAGATGCTGCGAGCACACCGCATGAAGTGACACACGCACCAGAGAGTTTGAGATACTTTTGTGCATCGTCTAGGGTAAGTCCTACCTATGTGGAACAGGCATTTGTTCCCCAACCGTTTAGCGACAATGATTATGGAGGTGTTAGTTTTTATGATTAACTTTATTACTATTTTACTGATTCAGATTTGTTTGACATTATGGGGTGGACTTATACTTTACTACAAGAGTAAGCAAAGCGAACAGAAATTTATTCAGAAGATTGCTGAACTTGAAAGGAATTTAGAACTAAGCAAATCAGACAATGGCGGAACGTTCTATTAGGAGGTGACAAATGAAGAAACCAACAATGTTAGTAAACAATATTGAGAACCACCTAAAGATTGCGGAGTACGCCAAGACGGAGAAGTTGACGGAATGGGAAGATGAACGCAAGTGTTATGTAGGCGAGCAATGGTCTTTATCATTTATGCGATCAAGTGCGAACAGACGTACTTCAAGACCTGCGAGTGTTGACAATATGATATTTCCTGCTGTCGAGTACAAGAAATATATCTTGACTTCCAACACACCAGAGACGGTAGTAACTGTTTTAGGAAACGAAATTAAAGATTTCGGGAAGTTAGACGAACCATCTAAACTGTTGACGAAGGCGGTTGATAGTATATTGTATAAGAACGAGTATGCGTTGCTATGGGATAGGATTATCCTACAAGGATTGATGCACGGTTGCCTTATAGCGTATGTCGGATGGGATGGCGATTGGAAAGGTGGACAAGGGGCAAACAGATGGATAGGCGAATGTCAGATTGACTACGTTCGCAAGGAAGATTTCTTTGCAGACCCACAGGTTGACGATTGGGAAATCAATCTTCAAGAGTGTGAATTTGTCATTAGAAAGCAAATGAAGCCTGCCAAGTGGTTTAAGAAAGAATATCCCGATAGTGGCATACAATGGGAAACCATTGAGAGAAAGAGCAACTACAAACAAGAGGAAATACCATTATACTTATATTTCCACAAAGGCGAACCAGACCACATTCCAGACGAATGGAAGAAGATATGGAGAGATAAGGCTGAACTCACAGACAACCCTTTAGAGAAAGAAAAGTTTGAGAACTATATCAAAGGAGATAGTGAAGGCGTACACTTGGCGATTTATACGAACGGTGTTTTGCTTGAATATCTACCCTACATATATGACGATGGAAGATATCCATTTGCCTTTAAAGTCATACACGTTGATGAAGATACCCAATGGGGTTTTGGTGAGATTAAGAATGTTATTCAACCACAAGTTAACATGAACTCTATTGACGAGATAGAGGCAGAAGCTTATTCCAAGCAAGGATTGGGTGGTTACTTCGTACAGAGTGGCTCAATGAACCCAAGACAGAAGAAAACAGCTGTCGAACACTCCCATAAGGGCGGTGCGATATTAGAAGTTGACAATATCAACGGTATAAAAGAACGCCAACCTATTCAGACTCCTAACGGTATGCTCATGTACAAGGGGCATAAGAAGAATATGGTAGGTGAAATCATAGGTTATAACTCAATCCAACAAGGTGAGGCGAAGTCCGGCACACCTTATAAGTCTGTATTGGAACTTGGTTCAAGGGCGGACGTTAGAACAATCGGTATCATCAAGAAAGCCGAGATGTTCCATAGGGAAATTATTGAACTTGTTATCAGTAGAATAAGACAGTTCTACGGATTCAACAGAATGTTGGTAGCGTTTGAAAACAATATGCCGTATCAAGAAGAATTCGATCCTAACGTGGTAATGAAATCGTGGGAACGTGAAGTTAACGGTGAAATCGTTCAAGAAACATACTTTCCAGAGTACGATATAAGAGTAACAATAGTAGATGCCAAGCCAAATGACAGGCAATACTACATTAACATAGCAAACATGATGCATGAACGTGGGTTTATTGACATGATAAGCTACATGGAAACCATAGAGGAAGGCAAATTGCCACCCAAGGAAGTCATCATAGAAAGATTAGAAGTTGAGAAACAGAAGAAGATGGAAGAGATGTTGCAAGTTCAACAGATGCAACAACAACAATCTATGCAGATGGAACAACAAGCCGAAGGTATGCCAACGGAGATAGGCGAAATGCCACCAATGGAGATTCCACAAGGCGAACAACTAATATAAGGAGATTCTTATGAAATTTAGAAAAAAACCAATAGTGATTGACGCTATTCAATTAACTTGGGATAACTGGAATAAAGTTTGTGAGTTTGTTTCAGAAGAATATTTTGGTGGTGGTTTTAATCCAGACAATGATATTGATAAAGTTGGATTAAAAATAAAAACATTAGAAGGAACAATGGATGCGGTACAAAACGATTGGATAATTAAAGGTGTTAACGGAGAATTTTATCCTTGTAAACCAGATATTTTTGAAAAAACATACGAACTACTAATATAATTGCCCAACCATAGGCAGAAGGAGATTAAAAATGAACGAACCTAATTTTGATTTAAACCTTGAAGAAGTTGCTGATACGGAAGAAACCACAGAAGTAGAGGTAACCGATGAAGTTCAAGATGATGTTGTCGAGACGGAAGAAAATGCCGAAGGTACAGAGGAAAGTTCTGATAGTACAGAAGATGTCAAAGAAAGTAACAAAAGTACCGAAGAAGGCGAGACAGAGCAATTTGACTTTAAAGATATGCTAGAGGCGTTACAATCAAAAGTCAAATACATGGACAAGGAAGTTAAAATTGAATCCATTGACGATGTAATTGAGAACTATCAGAAAGGTTTAGACTATAAAAGACAAGTGGAGAAGAAAGAGCGGATAGAAAACCAACTAAAGTCTTTTGATGAACTTGTCAAAACGCTTTATCCAAACAATATCAAGTCTACCGAACAACTCTTGGAGGCTTTGGTGCAACATGAGATAAAGTTATTAGAACAGGAAGTATCAGAAAAGTACGGAGACGAGAAGGACAGAGCGAAGGTGCTTAAAGGTGACGAAAGGTATAATTCACTTAAAAGCCTAAAGCCTGTAAAGTTCGAAACCGAAGTCGAGATTGAGAAGTTAAACAGTGAAGTCGATGCGATTAACAAAACCTATGGCGAGAAGTTTACCGATTATAGAGACATACCAGTCGAAACAAGGGAACTTGCTGCAGAAAAGGGATTAAGTTTAGCAGAGGCTTACAAACTTTCAAACTTTGACAAGATAATGGAGAAGAAGTTAGACACTACGAGAAAGTCATTGATGGCTGAATTGTCGGAGGGGAAGAAGAAAACCCTACCACAGGCAAAGAAGTCTGGCAACTCCGTAAAAGAGTTCTACACTTTAGACCAAATTCAATCAATGTCCGACAAAGACATAGCGGATAATTATGACAAGGTAATGAAAAGTTACCAACGAATCAGACAAAAATAATATAATCTTAGGAGGATTACAAGATGGGCGCAATTCCAAACTTTGTACCAAAAATATGGGCAGGTGGAGTTCTTAGAGAACTTGAAAATAACTTAATAGCAAAACAGATTTGCTCTACAAAATACGAAGGTGAGATTAGAGGCAAAGGCGATACCGTATTCTTTAACGGATTGGCAGACCCTACAATTTCTTCTTACACAGGAACAATATCTTCTTATGAAGAAATGGCAGATGCACAAATCGCTTTGCTAATCGACCAACAAGATATGTTTGGTTTCAAACTTGACGATGTAGACAAAGTACAAGCAAATGTAGATGTATTGGCAGACCACACTAGACGAGCAGGTTACGGATTGGCTAACAATGCTGACAAGTATATATTAGGTCTACACGCAGACGCAGGAAACACAGTAACAGCAACCGTAACTTCTGCAAATGCATTCTCAACAGTAGCAGAAATCGGAAGAAAACTTGACGAGAACAATGTTCCTATGCAAGACAGACACCTAGTAGTACCACCTTGGTTTGCTATGAAACTTAAATTAGCAGGCGTTAAGTTCTCTGTTAATGATGGACTTAAAGGTGGAAAGGGTGGTTACTCTTTCGCAGAAGAATTAGGATTCAAGATTTACGTTTCCAATAACATAGTTGATACAGCAACAACTCCTGTATCTAAAGTAATCGCAGTTTCATCTAACGCAATCGTCTTTGCTTCTCAACTGATGAAAGTCGAGAGTGGTAGACTAGAAGGTGCTTTCGCAGACTATGTAAGAGGACTTCACGTATACGGTGCTAAAGTAGTTAAGCCTAAAGAAATGGTAACTCTGACAGCAACATACGGTGCAGAAACAACTATATAAACTAAATTTAACGGAGGTTAAGATATGGCAGATCCAATCGCAGTAACTAGCGGAAGTGTAGTAAAATATAATACCCCTGTTGCGGTGGAGGCAGCGGCAGCAACTTCATCTGTTATTGATACAGCAGAAGATTTTGAGATAACTTATGGAACAGGAGACGGTAGAGTTTTGATATTGGCAACGGTAGCAGACACTCATGGTTCGGTAGTTCTTACCGCACCAGCAGGTGCATTCTGGGCGGGCATGGCACAAACCGTAACCGTTCCACAAAACGCAGAAAGTGCTTTTGTTCTTGAAGGTGCTAAAGGTAAATTGGCAGATGGCACAATTGTCATCACAGCAACACCTGCATCTGGCAAGAGACTTGCAACAGACCACGCACTAAAGATAAAAGCAATCAACTTGTTTTAAACAACATCATTGGGGGTAGGCGAGTAAAAGTCTACCCCTTTATCTAAGGAGTGATAGCGTGAAATTTTACGGACAACCTAATTTATTGGTAACGGTGACAAGAGCAAAGCATCTAGGCGGAAACTTCTTCTTGAAGTTTGACGAGCATGGGGAATTAGAAATCAACGATGAGGCACTTATTAGCCGATTTAAGAAGGCTTTTAGGACAAGTGGTAGTAAGGTATCACCAAGACTAGAAACGATGACTACGGAAGTATTATACGACTTAAAACGCAATGACCTATTCAATCTATGCAAAGAACTCAATGTACCTGAATATTGGAAAATGAGAAACGAAGAAATGATAGCAATACTAGAGAACGCTATATAGGAGGTTAAACTATGGCAAGTAGCAAATTGGAACAACACCAAGCCGACCTAACCATGAGCGGCTACGGACAAAAGGGCGGAATACTTGTAACTGACACAACAGCAATAACAGGAAATTTCAGAATGATGATGGTTTTAGAAGATGCAACATTTACAACATTGACAACAGAGTATACTAAGAATGGAACTTCAACTGCAACAGTTGGTTCTGATTGGGGAACTTTATACACAGGTTTTGTGTTTTCTGGAAGAATAACTGCTTGCACTTTGGCAAGTGGTAAAGTTCTTTTGATACAATAAGGTGGTGATTATATGAACACATTTGGATTTAATGGGAATGGCGGGTTGAATACAAGAGTTGCGTTGCTTGAAAACGAAAAACCTGTTATATATGGTGCGTTATTTGAAGGTTCTGTATCCGCAGGAACACGAACGGATGATGCTGTGGGAATGGTAGCTAATGTTGGGGTAGACAACGAGGTTGTTTTAAACGATTTTGACAGTGTTCCGTTTTTTAATAGACCTGCTTGCAATGTTTATTTCGACGCAAACGGCAATCCTATTGTAATGGCGTACGAAGGAGAACCGGGTTTTAGTAGACAAGGTGCTATATTTCCACCATACGCATACGAAGCAGAATGTTTTTATGAGGAAACACCATTTTACTGGAATGGTAGCTTAGACCACCCAAGAATATCTGGCAGACCTGTAAGTGGTTTCACGCTTGCACCACGTTTTTCAAGTCCGACACAGAAGGAGTATTCTCCTTGCTATCGAACCTCAACGGTCGGAGGAAAGGCAACGTCACGAAGTGGGTTGCAACCGACATATCACAGTTTGAATACAGGCATGGAAGTTGCGAGAGCGTTTCATTCAAACGGTCACACTGAAACGATGAAGGCAAGAATTACAGATTACATCTTGCAGTTAGTTGAATTTGCTAACAGAGATTTTCAAACAATCATGATGGGTGCGGCGAATATGCGATACAATAATGCATCTGATGTTAGCATATTGGCGGAAAATGGCGTAAACAGAATTGTTGTCTCTGTGGCTACCGCATCCAATTATGTTGTCGGTCAATCAATCAGCATTGGTACAGCATCTAACGGAGAGCAAATAAGTGCGAGAGTAATCATAACAGACATCGTTGACGAGGGAACTGACAAGGCAATCGAGTTTGACGGTAGTCCTTTAAACATTCCATTAGGTGCATTCATATCATCAAGGGCATGGGTTAATGGTGCGACAGATGGTGTTAGGGCATCAAGTGGTTCTATTGTTTCAAATTCAAGTGGCTTCTATCCATGTAAATACAGAAACAACGAAAATCCTTGGGGTAATATTTATTCAGTCATATGTGATGTTTTAACAACCGACTTGGGCGCAATCTATGTATTGCCTGACCCTACAAAATATAATGCAGGCGCGATAACATCGGACTATGTATTGCTTGACTACACATTGCCGCTTTCAGACGGTTATGTTTCAGAGTTCCAGTTTGATGCACGATATCCGTATGTCGTTATGCCTAAAACGTTAGGTGGCTCAAATGTGACTTATATGGGGGCGTATTACTACTATCCAAGACCATCGGTGGCCGTCTCTTTTGCTGGCGGGCACTTCCTCATTGGTCGGCGTTGTTCGTCTGTGTTTTTCATCTTGATCGACTCCCCTGCTACCGTGGACTTCGCTCGGGCGTCCCGTCTTTTTGTTTCCCGTTCTTAGCGGGGGATTGGGGGTGCAACCCCCTAAATGTAGTTAAGTTAATTATAGGAGGAATAAATGAAATCGGAATCCAACATCAAACCAACAGAACAATTTAAAATAACACCGATAAATAGCATGGCAGAAATAGAGTTTTACGACCTAGAAAGCATTATTGAAAAGGAAGTAGAAGAAAAAGGAATCAGTTATGAGTTTGACTACTACCGTTTGAATGTGCCTTACAGGGAACATCTAAAAACTATGATTGAAAACAACTACGATTCTTGGCTTGAAAAAGCAAAAGAAACTGAAACAAAACTAGAACTGATTCCAACAAGTGATGAAGTGTTAGCAGACTTAATCAAACTATTACTTGACAAAGGAGTGATATTCTAATGTATGACAACCTAAATAAATACCTAAACTCAAAAGGCTTGAAACTGAAAGCAGAGGAAAACAAGGCAACAAAGAAAAGTGTTATTGAGGAATACAAAGTGAAAGAAAAAGCTAAAAAACTGACACAGGAAGAAAGAATCACAAGGATCGAGAAGATTTTAGGACTATCGGAGTAGGTGATTTAATTGAGTGGTGCAAGCAACAACGAATTAAACAATAGGATATATAAATCCATAAAGAAAGTAGACCACGATTTCTATATAGGGAATATTGACATAGTTCATCAAGAAACTCACAAGGGAAATTTTTATACAGTTGAATACCTGTTCACTAACGTTGCTGACGATGCTTATGCGACAATGGTAATCGCACCACAAGGAGAAACAACAGCACACGTTCAGATATTCTATGCGACAAGTGGAAAGACTTATCTGACTTCATGGACAGACAGCGCATTTTCCAATATGGGAACAGAGTTGATTCCATTCAATAGAAATATGCTTTCGTTGACAAATGCAAAAAGCAAGATATATGTTCAACCGACAATAATCGACACAGGAACACAACGTGGCAGTATGCTATCTGGAAGTGGTGCTAACCCTGCATCGCAAGCTTGTGGAACAGGTGGTGGAAGAAACGAGACTATTGTTCCTTTTGGTTAAGTGTTAATGTTTAGAATACAAAACAAAAGTGGTGCAGTAGGTGACATAGGAATAGGATTCAGTTTTTACGAAGTATAATTACGTGGAGGTGAAGTAGTGCTAATAAGTGAATTAATTACATGGTGCAACTCCATGTATCAACCAGACGAGACAACAGATTTTAACGTAAGCAACACGAAATGGCTTATGTTCTTTAACGAGGCAGGAAATGAGATAAGACCACATACTTTGATAGCGACAACAAGCACGATTGACATAGTGGCAAATACAGAAACATACGATATGCCAACAGACTTAGACGTGCTAAATGAAGTTTACAGGTTGTCTGACGAGATAGAAGATATCTATGTTGAAATGAAAAGATGCAAGGAAGAAACTTTACTTGGCTTGTGGGATTATACGTTATGGAATAAACAGATTAAAATATCTAAACCATCTACTAACATCACAGACGGACTTAAACTTTACTATTGGAAGAAGTTGCCTACATTTGCATTAGTGACAGAAGAAATAGAACTTGAAGACCCGTACATCTTAGGATACTACGCACTATCAAGGGTGGAATTGGCAGACAGGCAGACCAACGAGTTTGCGATATACAACGCAGAGTATCTGAAACGTTTACAATCACTAAGAAGTAAGATACCAGAGTTCGATATGTACGAATTAGAAAGTAGGTGGTAGAATGGCATTTCTAAAATTCAACAACTTCAAAGGTGTGAATACGGAAGATGAAGTTTTATCACCTAACGTTTTAACGTTTGGCTTGAATACAGACACATCAGATGGCAGATTGAAAAAGAGAAGTGGCATAGCAAGTCTAGTTGACATTACCGATATTCCTAAAGGACTTCACAAGGCAAGATTTCAGAGTGGAGAGACTTTAGTTGTCGGTGCAGACACAGAGGCTTATAAGTTAAGTGGAACGCAATATACCGATACAACCACTACAACAGCACAGTTTGCTTTAGGAACGTTTGACAATACAGAAGATGGAACAGATAAAGTAAAACTTACAAAAGAATATTATTATAGTTCTGGTTTTTCTGACAACTCATATACATTAACAAAAGAATATTCTAATTATAATGTAAAATACGATGGTGCTATGTCTGGTGCAGGAAGTTCTGGTGATAGATGCGAAATTAATTTTAGCATAGAAGATTCAAGTGCAAATAAAATAATACAAATAATAGACAGATATTACAATGACAGTTCTGCAAACAGATTTTTTAGAATATACATAAACGGTGTTCAAGAATATAGCGGTTCGACAACATATCTTACTGGAACAAATACAATAGAGATTAAAGTTTTAGAAAATAATGTTATTGCATCAAAAGGCGGAGTACAATTTTTCAATAAAACTGTTTCTTCTATTGCAAATGCAAAAAAAATAGTTGGATATACCCCAACTACCTCTGCTGTTGCAACCATTTTAAATATGTATTTTATAGATACCGAAGTTGGAGAATATATATCTCGTGTTTTCGACTTAACACAAACGCCAGTTTCTAACGTTTTCACATTTAACACAACCTTAAATGGTGGACAAATAACTTTGTATTGCAGAGGTTCTGATGATGGTTCTAGATTTGGTGATTGGGGTATTGTTTCTGCAAGTGGAGATAGTATAAACTTAAATAGGTACATTCAGATAAGAAGTGTTTTTTCTTCTTCTGAATATTCAAGTACAACTCCATCACTTGATGACTTCACCATAACCTACACCAAAACATTTGACACAGCAACGCAATTTGACACAGGACTAACAGGAAACAAAATCAGATGGGTAAACTATCAAGGACAGGCGTTCACCACAACAGGCTCAATATCAAGTGGTTCACCTACTTTGACGGTAGCAAGTGGAACAGGGTTCTCAAACGGACAAACAGTATTCGTTGAAGGTGCATTAACAGGTGGTGGAACACTTCAAGCAACTGTAAACAATGTTGTCGGAACAACAATCACGTTATCTACTAACGCAACTGCAACCGTATCAAACGCTTATGTCAGAATAGAATTGTATTCAAGCAAGTATTATGTCTACTACTGTGACGGAACAAATGTAAAGAAGTATGACGGAACAACCGTAACAGCAATTGGTTCTGTTCCTGCAAGCAACATCATATATGAACACAAAGGCTATATGTTCTATGTGCCGAGCGTTGACCCTACAAGGTTGTATTTTTCAGACGTTTACGGAACAAACTTAGCAGACCCATTGGGTGACTTTGAAAGCGTACAACCGCAAAGTTACAAACAGTTTCCTTCTCCTATAAAAGGGTTGAGGACATTTGAAGGAAAGTTGGTAGTGAGTGGAAATGACTTCACTTCATTTGTGACAGGATCAGTATTCGGTGGTTCGCAAGATGACACAGTTATCTATCAGATAGATGACATAGGAGTTACCAACCACGAAAGCATGGCAATCGCATCAACCAACAACGGAACGTTACTTGCCTTAGTAACCGATAGTGGTGTCAGATACCTAACAGGTGGGGTTTACGAGAACGCTTTGCAACAAGCACCATTGTCAGAAACAGTATCGTTTTACTTGAAAGATGGAAATTTTGACAACTCATGGGCGTTTACATTTAAGAATAAACTGTATGTTGGATTTGATAGCGGAGTGTTACCTTCCTTGTATAACGATAGTGTGCTTGTTTGGGATTTTAGGCGTGGTGTCATAGATGGCATATGGTCTTTACACTTGAATGATTGTGCGGAGTTCAACAACGTGCTGTACGGTTCTTCTTCTGAAGATGGCAACTTGTATGAACTACTTACAGGTTCAGACGATGATGGTTCAGATATACACATGATTGCTAAGATGCGTATGCACATCGGAGAAGTCAAGGCAACTGCACAGAAGTTCAATATAAAAGCAACTACTGATTCAGACTTTGACAATTCGACTAAGACACTATTATATGTTACAATGGATAAAACAAAGGAACTTGACTTGAAGGAAGGTAGATGGCGAGTTTCTGAAACTGCACTACCGCAATGGAAAGGTCAAGACTTGATGGAACAGAAACGTAACATTAAAAAGCGTGGTACGTTCATCGGGATAACAGTTGACATAGCATCTGACAAACCAATCGAGTTTGACAGTTTCGAACTTGAATACGAAGGGGTGAGAAAATGAGTGAAGTCACAAGTTTACAGAAGTTTCAAGAAGAAGAAAATAAGAAGTTAAAACAGATTTCAGATATGGAAGGTGTTGACTTGGGTGTCGCAAGGACAATGTTAGACCAAAGCAGAAACCCTACATTTCCGACATTAGACCAACCTGTCAAGACTAGGCAAGATTGGATGAACGAAGTCTTATTGTTTGACAGACAAAGAGCACAACAACAGTCACAACCAAGACAAGTCAGTAGACCAGACTTTTTAGCACAGGCAAGACAAGAAGTCAGACCACAGTTTGACAGAGCAGTAGGACAACTTACTCAACAAGTGGAAGGCACACGTAGACAACTTCCTCAACAGTTGGCATCAAGAGGACAAGCGTTAGGTGGACTAAGAGGACAACAGGAAGATACATTGACAAGAGATTTGGCTTACGGTACCGCTGATTTACAGGCACAAGGTGAAATGGCAGCGTTACAAAGAGCAGATGTGTTAGGTCAACGATACACGGAAGAACAAAGATACCAAGACGAAGTTGCGTTCAGAGAGCGTTCGTTTGAAGAACAACAAAGAATGAATCAGTTCAGTATGCAAACAACTTTGCAACAACTTGCTAACGAACAAGACAGATTTGATTATCAACAGACAAGAGATGCTCTAGGTGACGAATGGAGACAGATTGAATTTGACGAAAATGTTAGAGCAAAAGGTGTTCAAGAGGCTATTCAACAAGCACAGTTAGGCATACAACAAGCACAATTAGGATTGCAAGCAAGAGGTGTTGCGTTAAGTGAAAGACAATATGCGGATTCTCAACGACAAACAGCAGAAGGTGTAGACACAAGAAAACTTGCACCATATATGTCAATGCTTGAAATGTATCTTAATAATCAAGATGAACAAGGTGCTTTGGCTTACATCGACAATCTTTCAGAATATGGCTTGACACCACAAGAAACCAATTACATTAAAGGAATATTTGGTTATCAAGGCGGAACATCAACAGTTTCTCAAGTTCCTACTGCACAAGCGATACAAGGTGCAACAGGACAAACAGGAGTTAGAACACCAACCGTTCCTGTTAGGACTACAACACAATCAAGATTCATAATGCCTAATGCACAAGTATCACAACAAACAGGTGCGAGTTTAAAAGATATACAAACAATAGATGAATTGATAATAAATTCAGTAGTAGACCCAACAGCTAATCCAACAGCAGTTAAAAACCAAATAGATTCTCTTTACATATCTGGTGCTTTGGGAACACCAGACACAACTCAATCTAAGCGATTGTTAGGTGCTTTATATTTGAAGTATGGATTGACGGGAGCTTCAACTGAACAACCTGCAACTCAACCGACAGGTGGAGGAACAACTGCACCAAGAAGAGCTGAAACAGGTTCGAGATAGTGAGGTGTTATAATGGCAACAATTAAAATTCCAACATTTGAAGAATTGCAGAAAGAATTTTCTGGAACGTCTGCACAAGTTAATATTCCCTCTTTTGAAGAACTCAACAAAGAATTTGGTTTTTCTAATGTCAACGTTTCTGTTCCGTCTTTTGAAGAACTTAACAAGGAGTTTGGTTTTGAATTTAAACCAGCGGTTTCTACGACAGAACAATCTAAAGTTAAAAGTCAAGAGGCTTTTGATAAGGCACAATCATACATTCCAGAAACGTTAACAGAAAGAATTAAGTTTGCATTAGGTGGATTTCAAGCACTTCCTGTCGAACAACAAAAAGAAATGTTTGATGTTTCAATAAGGCAACAAGAGGCAAGTAGGGTTTCTTCACCTGTCGCACAAGGCATTGTGTCTGGCTTATCATTCAATATGAGTGAGAAAATGTTGGAGAAACTTTACAACCAATTAGATGTTGCTTTTGACACTGACGAATCATTCTATCGTGGTGGAGAGATTAAAGACACTTCTAAGTTTGCAACAGGAGAAGCAATAGGAACGACAGCAAGATATGTTACAGCCTACCTATTAATGGGCGGTGGTGTTGAAAAGGCTTTTAATCCTGCTAAAGCAAGCATAGCAAAGGCGGTTACTCAAAAGACAGGTAGCAAGGCATTGGGTTGGGCGTCTGGCATATTGGCACAAGAATTTGCAAAAGACGTTGCTATCGGTATGCCAATGCACTTTACTTCTGCTTACTATGGCAAAGAACTTCGTGGCGAAGAACTTGTCAAGGATATGGCTAAAGAGGCTTTGATAGACTTTGGATTTAACTTAGGAATGCTTGGAATAGGCGAAACCGTTAGGTTTCTAAGACAAGTCAATGCAGGTGAGCTTGGTGTATTAGGGAACAAAATGGCAAAGGAACTTGCAAATTCTTCTGTAGACGAGTTTAGAATATCCGAAGATGAAGCGAGAAAAATTGTCAAGCAACTGTTTGATGATATTGGATTAAATGGAAAGACAATGGATCAGTTTGCTAATGAGACTAAACGTGCTGCCGATGTAGCAAAGATAGATTACGATGACTTCACTTTTAGAAAGCTAAAGGAAATGGAATCATTAGAAAGAATACAGACTAAACTTGAAGCAACAAGAGCAAAAATAAATGCAGAGTATGACAAATCAATCATACCAGACAACAAAGAAATATCGGATTGGATTGACTTGAAGAAAAGCATCAGAGAAGATTTAAGTGCAACAAGGCAGATTGACACAAGAGCAAGCGCTGTTGATAGACCTACAAAATTCATTGACGGTGACACAATCAATATTGGTAACAGACCTTATTCGGTTATTGGTGTTGAAGATGGCAATTACAGACTAAGAAGTCAAGAAGGCTATGAGAATGTTGTGTCTAAAAAGTTCGGTGATGAAAACTTTACGCTTGTAAGACAAAGTTCCGTAACAGGAAACGAAAGGAAACTTGTCAAGCGTGTTCAAACTTTAGAGCAACGTATCAGAAACATATATGAAAGCAAGGAAGTTGCTGTTGAAAAGCAAAAGCAAATAACTTCTCTGATACAAGACTTAGATGGAATAGACAAGGAAATAACAAACATAAAGAATTACAATCAGAACGAAGTCAACAAGGTTAAATTATGGACAGCAAAGCATAAAGCAAAACTATCCGAACTTAGTTTGAAAGAGAAAGCATTGATAAAAGCAGAACGTTCAGCAACACAATCGGTAGAAAATGTTGTCATGCAGAAGTTAAAAAGACTTCAAAAGACAAAGATACTCGGAGAAGTTGAGCCATTTGCAGATGACATATTAAAGAATTTTGACACTAAGGCAAAACGAATTAAACCCGATACGGTTATCAAATTAGAAAACCTAAAGCAATCTGTTGACGAGATAACAAAGCAAAACCCTAATGCATTTCAAGACAAGAATGTGTTGGAACAAATATCAAGGCTTGACAAGAAACGTATCGGTGACATGAGTATAAAAGACTTAACAGACTTAAACGATACAATAGACCAAATACTGTATGTCAATAGCCTTAAAGGTAAACTGATTAACAACTCTAAGGTTTCAATGTTACAAGAAGTGGTTGACGAAACAATCAAGCTCAATCCATCTAACGTTCCGTTGCAACAAAACATTGCTAAAGGACTGAAGAAAACAGCAAGTGATTTTGTTGAGTTGTATATCGGTAAAGGTGCTTTAGACCCTTATGACTTGTTTATGCTGATGGGTAAGCACTCGGAAGATAGCAAGATAATGTCAATCTACAAGCATCTTGAATATGGAAACCTAAGAATGAGGGAACTTCAACGTGAAGCAGATACAATATTAAAAGAGTTGAATATAGATAATTTCCGTTCTACCAATACCAAAATACCTGTTCAATTAGAAAATGCTCCTACTCCCGTAAATATGACGTTAGGCGAGAGAATATCGGTATACATGGCAAGTAAGAACGGTGCAAACAAAGCACACTTACTTAATGGTGGTGGTAGAGTTGCAGACATGACTTCGACAATCAAGTACACAGAAGCAGACATAGACAACATAGCAAGAACATTGACAACTGAACAGAAAGCATTTGCAGATAACTTATCACCAAACTTCTTTGATAATTTTTCAAGAAACAATTTAAACACAACTTCAATGTTACTTGATGGTTCGTTGATAGCAAAGGAAAAGAATTATTTTCCAATAGTGACAGATGAATTTTACAGAAATAAAGACTTCGCTAAGTTTTCAAAAGGAATGACACAAGAAAGTTATGCGATGTTGAAACAAAGAACAGGTTCGGAAGCACCTATAATCATAGAAGATGTGTTTGATGTTCTTGACAGACAGATAAGACAAGTAAGTCAATATAGTGGGTATGCAGTTCCATTGAGAAACGCTAAGATGGTTATAGGAAACGCAGACTTCAAACGTGCTATGGCAAATGCCTATGACGGAAAGATGATGGCGCCTTTGGAAGATTTGATTAAGAGTTTAGATGGTGGAAAGTTTGTCCATGACATTAACGAGAAGATGGTTGGCAAACTGATAACCAACTCGCAGATGGCAGTTTTAGGTGCTAACCCTAAAGTATGGTTTAATCAGTTGGCATCTCTTGCGACAGCGACAGCAGAACTTGAACCGAGATACTTGATGGCTGGAATGAGCAAATTACCTGCAAGTTATGACTTGATGGGTAAATACTCTGGCGAACTTTGGTATCGTGGAAAAGGTTACATGAGTAGAGAGGCAGGAGAGACATTACAAAAAGCAACATGGATTAGTCAAAAAACTGTTCAACCTATATCATTCTTTGACGGTAAGGCGGTCGGTTGGATATGGAATGGTGTTGAAGAAAAGGTTAAACAAACAGGAAAATACGCATTTGGTTCTGATGAATTTTACGAAGCGGTAGCAAGAGAAACCGAACGGATCGTGCATAGGACACAACCTAACTACGATGACTTGTTTAGAAGTATGGCAGGTAGACAAGACAATGTTCTTGGTAGAGTTATGACAATGTTTGGAACTCAACGTAACAAGAACTTTAGAATGGTTGTCAACGCTGTAAACGAATTTCAAAACACAGGCGATCCTCGTGCAATGATTAGAGCAATACCTGCTGTTGTGGCAAGTGGATTGATAATAGCAGGACTTAACACAGGACAAAGATACATTCGTGGGAAAGATGTTAGTTTAGAACAATTCGGACAAGATACAGTACAATCTTTAGTGAGTAACACATACATTGTCGGTGACATAACCAACAAAATGTTCTCTGGATTTGATGTTGACAATATAGCAGAAAGTGGCATCAACGAACTTTTAGATTCTGTCTACAACATATTTTCAGACAGTGACACAAAAACACTTGCAGGAAAGATGTTTGATTTAAGTGCAGCGATTGGTAAAACAGTTGTTGGGTTGCCAATGACAAACATTCAACGTGCTTTAGGTGACGGGTTAGGAATGGTAAATTCTTCCGCTAAATACGAATATGATAAACTGTTCAAGAAACCGACAAGAACCGATATGTACGAAATGTTCTCTAACGCTATGAGTGACGGAGACGAAGAACTGATGAACGTGTTACTAAGCGACATGAGAAACAACGGTGTAACTTATGATAACTTCAAATCAAGTATGAAACGTAAAGGCATACCAGAAGTTCAAATAAGATATTATAGAAAATTTCTAAACAACTAAGTTAGAACGGAGGGGAACAATGGCATTAGGCGTAAGCGAAATTATCAGTATCATAACAGCGTTCACAACAATAGGCGTGGTCTACGGAACAATCAAGACGAATGACAAAAATCAATCTATATCACTCACAAGGCTTGAAGTGATGATAAAGGAATCGAACAACGAACGTAAAGACCAAATCAAAATGCTTGAAGAACGCATGACTAAGAAGTTTGACGAGTACAACGGTCTAAAGGAACGCATGGCTGTCGGACAACGAGACATTAAAACGTTGTGGAATAAATTTGATGAAATCTGTAAACGAGGTGAAGTATGAATTTTGATATTGTAGCATTTGTAGAAAGTTTGACAATAGCACACATGGCAATCCTAATCATAGGAATAGAATTGCTTGAAACATTGAGTGGTATCGTTAGGGCATGGTGTGAGGGTAAGCCAATCAAGTCTGCTATAACAAGAGAAAGCATTAAGAAGAAATTTGACACATGGGTTTATGTATTCGGACTTACCATATTTGCTTTATTCGTAGGACAGACAAGCATAGCGAAGATGCTTTTAACGTTTGTACTGATACCAGAAGTAACATCAGTAGTTGAAAATATAGTGAGAACATTTATGGAGGAGTGACTTCATGCTATATGAAGATTTTAAAAACCAAAAGAAACAAGAAACGTTAGACTTTCATGGGGTGTCCAAGTGGCACTCTATGGGTTTTAAGGGCAAAGGAATTAACTTCCTTGAGTTAGAAGATTCAGAACATGGTGAGAATGTAGTTGATATATTTTCGCTAGTAGCACCAGAAGCGAAAACTTTTTTGCATGGATATAATCTACAATCCAAGGGTAATGAATGCCTTTATTTTAACGTTATTGCAGATGGTAAACCAATAGACTTAAAAGAGTTTGTAAAAGAAAATAACATACACATAATCGGTCTAAGCGTATCATCTGAATCGGAAGGAATGCCTAGACCTGCCGAGGAATATCTTAAGTCTTTGGGTGTTGTGCTTGTTGGTGCAGCTGGCAATAACGATTTGCAAGGAGTAACAGGTAAATTTGAGAGGGTAGGTATAAATATTGGTGCAATTAAACTGATTAAAGGCAATGTAATGGTAGATAATTATTCCGCTACAGGTGAGGATAGCTTACATTTTACCACTCTACATGGAGAGTTAAACGGAACATCATTTGCACAGCCTGTATTTTCTGGTCTATGTGCATTAATCATGCAAAGATATGGATTAAAAACACAGGAACAAATATTTGATATTATGAAGTCAATTTGCATGGATATTGGAAATGATGGATATGATACTACATTTGGATGGGGGTGTCCAATATTACCTATGAATATTAAAGATTTAGAAAACAAAAAACACACAGGAAGATTAGGACACTTAGATAAAGTTTATGTGTCAAAAGGATTAGTTCCCAAAGGTACAAAATTTGCAAGAATGGGAAATACAGGTATGTCCACTGCACCTCATTTAGATTTGGCATTTATAAGAGGGGAATATGATTATTTCACATACTTGGGAATTGAAAATGGCAAATTCATTCCATATGAGGATTTATTATATGTCTTTATAACAAATGAATTATTCAAAATAAGTCATGTAATAACTACTACTTATAAGGAAAAAGGTTATAAAAAGTTGTACGGCAACGATCTATATGAACATTATGGAGTTGATGTTGTTCCTTCTAATAGGCTGACATCAACTAATAATTTTGATCTGTATGCGCCGTTTGATTTTGAGATTAAAGATATTGGGTATAATAATACTCTTGGTAACTATTTAATAATAGGAGTTGATGAAGATATGGCTAAATTTAAAGATGTTGAAGAAAGTAGATGGAGTTACAAGGCGATTGACTACGTGACGGACAAGGGGTACATGAAAGGTTTCCCTGATGGCACGTTCAAACCGTCTGAACCATTGACAAGAGAACAGATGGCGCAAGTCCTTTACAACATGGAAAATCAGCAAGGCTAACTACCTTGCTTTTTTCTTTGCATAAAAAAAAACACAAGCAACCCAATCGGATTGCCTGTGAAAAAAGGAGGTAATGAGGAAAAAGAATTGTATGATTGCAGATAGTACCCACCCTTCTATCTAATAGTTTTACACTTCCCGCAGACTTAACTGCCACCTAAATACATTGTACTATTTTTCAAGCTAAATGTCAATTTATCTCGTCTATCGTTTCATCTCGTTTCACAACGCTATCCACGTCTGCCAACATCAGTTCCTTTTCGTACAAGTCTCTGTCTCTTAGTTGTTCAAGATTTACTACTCTATACGATAGGTTTCTGTTAGCATTCATAAGTTCTTCTCTCTCTTTTTTCAGCGAACGGATTTCTTTTTGCTTTTCTTCTAAGTCGCAGATTAAAGTCCTTGCATTTTTCTTTTCCTCATTCACCATTGTTATTAATTGTTCAATGTTATACGCCCATGTTCTATTGCTCATTTTCATTCTCCTTTGTTTTTAGTTGTTCACTTAAATACAATAGACTTGCATTGTACATCTTAAGGTTTAATTCTTCGTATTCTGCTTTAAGTTTTTTTAATTTCTCTTGTTCTTCCTCTATCTTGGTTTGTGTTATTGCTATCATTTTCTTGTTTTGCTCAAGTAACTCTGGGTTTACCCTATCTCTATTTGATTCATATAACCTTTGTGCCATATCTATCCTTGCCTCTATAAGATACTTTCGTGCTAACTCATGGAGTTTATCAACGTTTGTATTGTTAGCATAATATGCTATTTCATTTAGGTACTCTCTTATTGCATACATATCAACATCAAAAGGTATTATGTAATATCCATACTTATCTTTCACATCATTCTCCTTTTAAAAACTTTTCAAGGTTATATGTGTACCTTGATACTTTCTTATTCTGTGGAATTAACTTCCCTATCTTCTCGCAATCGTCTACGTTGATAGACTTCTTGTCTGTGTTATCCCTAAAGAACATCATCTCATGTATCTCAATCGCATAACTTTTCCTCCAACTCTTTTATTTGTTTACGCAAGTTTGTTATAACGATGTTCTCATCTAACAACTGTGACTTGTTAAAACTTTCTAATCTGCTTATTTCTGCTTCTAATTCCATTTGTCTACCTATATAAAATTCTTTGTCTGATTCAAGTTCTTTGTTCATTCTTCTTAGCATGTTGACATCGTTTTTGTGAAACTTCAAACTATTGTATGTTTCATATAGCATTTCAACCAATCTGTCAGTTGCTTTGTCCATCATCGTTCTCCTTTCAAAAACCTTTCAAGGTCATATGTGTACCTTGATACTTTCTTATTCTGTGGAATTAACTTCCCTATCTTCTCGCAATCGTCTACGTTGATAGACTTCTTGTCTGTGTTATCCCTAAAGAGCATCATCTCATGTATCTCAATCGCATAAGTTTTCTCAACACTTCTAAAGTTCACCAGGAAATATCCGTAACAGTTCTTGTATAGGCTTATCTTGTGCAACCCTTCCCATTGATTCTTCTTGATGTTAGAAAACGGTAGCCTCTTATCTGCCACAGACTTCAACTCCAACCCAAACAGTTTCGTGTCTGCGTGGACAAAGAAGTCAAAGTCATTCTTTGCTTGAAACCTGACATTCTCGTTCTTCTGTCCTGCGAATCCTGCTGTTCCGTCTTTAACTCTGTAATGATATACGTTGTCTGGGATCGAGTTCTTGAAGTCAGCCTCGAATTTTTTTCCATCAGTGTTTGCCATTTCTCCACCTCATTTCGATCCTAACCACCCTAATCGCCATTCTAAAGCGTTTTTACCGTTTACCCGCACCGTAGCATGCCTTGACTATTCAAGTGGCTTAGATTGGCTATATTTGTCTTGTATATGTTTCTGTTGTTCCTTCGGCAACTCCTTCAACCTTTTCCACACCTTTCTCCTTGATTGAAAGTCATCGAAGTAACTCTTGTAGAAGTTGCACCCCTCACAGGTATCGACTTCAAGTGCCATGCACTCACCATGATCGTAGGCGAAACAGTTATTGTTGGTTATCATCACTTCACCCCTCCTAAAATTTCATCTTCCTTAATTCCATATTCCTTTATCAACCTGTTCAGTTCTGCCATGATGGAGTGGAACTCACCGATATACTTATCAGCTTGTTCCTTGTTTTCTTCCAACCACTTTTCAGCCTTGTAGTATCTCGCTAGTATCTTATTGTATGGGTGCATGATTACTCTCCTAGTCTGTTTCTTAACTCTTGTATTATTTCTTCTTGCTTAGATGATATTGAGTTTACGCTTTCTTCGAATTCTTTTTGTATGTCGCTTAGTGATTTAAGTGATTCGTCATACGCCTTCTTCTTTACAACGTGTTCTGCATAACTTCTTACAAAGTTCTTGAATCTACCACTAAACAAAATTTGCTCAATGTATTCTTTACCTAGATTTTTACTCCCCTCTTTCTTAACTACTTTCTTTTCACATAAGATGTAGTTGTGCTTATCAAAATCTAAGTAGTAATCGTCTTTTAAATGTATCATCCTATTCATTCTCCTTTGGTTCGTTTTCTTTTATTGTACCACACTTTAACCCATTTATCAAGAAGTTTTTTCTATCCGCATTTCCATCAAAGCTTCAACTGTATCAAGCACAGATTCCAACGCCTGTATCAAACGTTCCTCGTCTTTATATTTGATGCGTTCGTCATACATGAACTTGCGTATGACTTGTATATCTTCTTGTGTGTCCTTCTTTATCTTTTCCTTATCCATCTCAATCCTCCCACGGGATATCTTTCCCTAAATGTTTCTCCCAACCAAAATCATATTGCTTTAGTCCATCTTCGTTGATTTCCAACAACAACCCTGTGCTTTCCTCAAACGTAACGTACACCTTAGGCAAGTCTGAAAACTCCCTGTTCTTAACCACCTGTATTCTTCCATTGACGCCCATCTGTATTGCCTGTTCATCGTATTCTCTGATAACGGTAATGATGTTGTCTGCCTTGTTTGCCAAGTCCGATGTGCCACTTAACTGTTCACTCTCCATGTCCTCACCCTTGCGATAAGTCTTGTTAGGGTGAAGTACCAACATGATGTGAACGTTGTATTCCTTTGCCAAGTCACAACAGTTCTGCATGAAGTCTGCCTGTTTACCGTTCTTCTCGTTGTCAGATATTGATGTAAGGATTGACATGAGATTGTCGATTACGATTAGATCAGTTCTTGTCTGCTTGACTTCCTGTTTAAGCAAAGCGAATAACTGTTCAGTAGTCTTTAGTCCACTATCTGTTTTGGTAAATATCTTTAGCTTGTTTTCGTGCCACCTTTTAAGAGCAGATACAATTTCGTCTTTCGGTTCTTTCTTGAAACGCTTGTTTACTTTTATCAAGTCATAGTGTTCATCATTCCTACCGATTACGGAAGTATACAGCTTGTTGATGATAGTTTCCTGTCGTTCTTCACCATTGACGATAAGCACCTTGTACCCCTTGTCGATTGCGTTCGCTATCACTTGATTGCAGAACGTTGTCTTTCCGCCATTGTTTCTTCCACCAACAAGGGTAACAAGTCCTGTCTCCAAATCGTTTATCGCATAGTCTATTGTCGGAAGTCCTGTCGGAATGTGTTTGCTACCCATGTGTTTCAACCCACCATAAGGTTTCAAGTCCAAGTCTCTTATTTCGTCTTGTGTGCCTTTAAGGAAGTTTGGTATGGTGATAGTACCTATCTTGTCAACGACCGTCTGTAAGTCTGTATTATCCATGTTTAACGTTAAGTTAGATAGATACTCCTTGATGCGTTGCTTTGCCACCATCTCTCCATACTGTTTGCAGATTTTGTCCTGAAGTCTTGTTGTTGCTATGTTGTCTGTCAATGCTGTCAGTATGTTAATGTCCTTGTAGTATTTGTATACCGTTCCGATGTTGACTTCTTCCTTGTCTGCCTTTACCTTTAGCATCGCTTTGTAGATTGCCTTGTACTCACCATAGAAGAATGTTTCGTCTAACATTCTGAACATGATGTCACAAGCCTTTTCGCTTATCATTGACGCACCAAGTATCTTTTCTGCAAGTATGTTAAGTTCCATTAGTCCTCCTTGAAATCAAACTCTATTTGTTTGTTTTCGTATTCTACGCCATAGACTTCTAACACTTCCTTTAAACCTAGTTGGTTCATGCAATATTGATACTGTTTTGGATGTGTCTTTTGCATCTTCTGAAATCTATTAGGTGTTTCTTCCATGTGGCAACCAAACATACAGAACATACACCCTGTCCGTTCATATCCCATATCATATATCTTGCTATATGGAACATTCTTCGTCTTTAAATATTCCCATATGTCACTCTCTAACCAGAATGATAAGGGTCTTGAATTCGGTCTTTTAACATCGAACGAATTGCAGCCATCTTTAAGATACTTAGTTTGTCTGTGATGTGATTCGTCTGCCATTGTTCCTATAATCGGATGCAACTTTGTTTTCCTTTCGTAAATATGAAACGGTCTTTTCTTCATAACGTCGCAGCACATATCTGATATTTTAAATGGTGCATCAATCATGTATAACCACTTCTTGCTTATCTTTCCCATACCCCACTTGTTACCGTTAAGTCTTGTGTTCCTTGTCTTTTCGCTCTTAGCTGTCCTGTATTCGTATATGTACTCGCTTTGTTCCTTTGATATGACAGGGTAACCATACTTATCTAACACTTCTTTGAAATTCATTTTAGGTCTTATCCAATCTATGTTATCAACCGTTCTGACAAATTCTTTTATCTCTGGAAATTCCAATCCTGTATCACAATACACGCCCTTAATGTTAGGATATATGTTTCTTGCTATGTCAAGTAATACCGTACTGTCCTTTCCACCAGAGAAACTTGTATATACATCACCATTGAATTGTTCGTAAAATTCTCTTATTCTTAGTTCTGTTTTCTTAATCTTTATGTCTAATGGTAGTCCTTGCATTTGTTCTAATTGCCATCGTTCCATTAGTCCTCCTTGCGTTCCTTTATCACAATGCTATCAAGTCTACACCTTCTGTATCTTCCTGTCCTATAAGACAACCCTCGCAAGTCTCCTGTCATGTAACCCAACCTACAATGTGGTTCTGATCCTGTCTCATTATGAGCTTGGTATCCGTGTTCGTGGTAGAAGTCACACTCTCCACATGACTTAGGTTGTTCTTTTACGATTGTTATCAAATCACCATCGTGTTTTCTTACATGGTTTTCAAAATCAAATAGCATCTTTTTAATTGTAAACTCAATCAAATCAAATTTGCAATCAGATATTTCCCTATCAAACAGAATACGCATAACACCAAATCTTTTTCTATCTTCAAGTATCTTGATTTCAACACTTTCAAATAAACCATTTTCATTTATCTTCAACTCATGTGGCTCAACAATCTTTTTGTACTCTTTAAGTTTATCTTCGTCTATCATTTAGTCCTCCCTTACAATCCTTATCTCTTTGTCCTCAAACTTGCGCTTTATTATCTCAACCACTTTGACAAGTTCTTCAAATGTTCCTTCGTCTATGAAGTTTCCGTCTGCGTATAGTCTGTATGTCATTCTACCTCCACTTCTTTTAAAACAGTTTCAATCGCAATGTTTCTTTCTTCGCAAAACCTATCGAAACCCGATTCTGGTTCTACTTCCCACTGCAACCTAATTCTCCTATCTCTCTCAACCCATTTTCTCAATATTTCTATCGCTTGTTTTAAATCCATCACTCCACCTCTTCAAATTCATATGTATCTACAACATTCAAAATACCTTTTTTTGTTTCCTCGACCAGCTCTTCAATCATGAAATGCACTTCCACAATGTCCCATTCATTTTCTTTTGCATACTTTTCTGCAATTTCAGAAAAGATGTCTTGTGCCACCTCTTTAAAATTATCAACTATCCAATTATATAGATCTTCTTTAGGATCCATCATCCCACCTCTTTTTCTTTCAAATATTTTGCAGGCTCGCAATCCGAACCACTACACATAGACTCGTACATAAATCCTTCCCAATAACCATCATCCGTGTTGCAATTTCTGCATCCGCTGCAATGCTTGTTGTACAAGATAAAACAACCTTCGTGTAATCTCAATGTTGTTATCGTACCTTCTCCCGCACAAATCCATTCAACCGCAGGACTTCCAATTTCTATTATGTCCCCGCAAGCAAAACATCTATACTTCTTTCTTGTTTTTTTAACACTCTTAAACCTTAAAAATTCCATCACTCCACCTCCATAAATTCCTTTTCGTCATAACTTACAATTCTTAATTCACCATCAACCATTTTTAGTGTGTCGATTAACTCTTTAACTTTCATTTCTTACCACCTTTCTTTAATCTTTCTAGGAACTCCTGTGTTTCTGTCTTTGCCTTTGGCTCAACCCTGTTGTACTTACCTTCAAGTATCTTAACGAAGTTGTTAGGATTGAATATCCAATCGAAGTTGTACCATGACTTGTTCTCTGGCTTGTTCAGAAACTCTGACTTGCTTGCCATGTCCAAACCATTAAGAACTGTGTCTACGCTATACTCTTTTATCCTTGCGTTTACCATGCTCTTTCTTTTAGGAGTAATCTTAGTGTACTTAGGAAGTGTCTTGCCCTTGTAGAACTCGATTACTTTCAGGAAGCCGTCATGTTCTTTTGCATCTGCCATAGAATCTTTTATACTTTCTTTATTAATACTTTCTTTATTGTTGTCAATTTTCAACACTTCGAGTTGTTGATTTTTTACATAATGTGCATTTGCAACCATTTCATTGATTGCCAAGTCGTTGAACTTGAAGTATCTCTTAGGTGGAGAATCTCTTAACTCCTTTGTTATCAACCCTCTCGCCATCAAATCATTGATTGCTTTGTCTTGTTTGTGCCTTGATAGTCCTGTTTCTTCTTCAATGGTTTCTTGTGTCTGGAAAAACCAACCATCAACAGGATTGAATATTTGTTCGCCATCTGCCAAGCAACTTAGAATCAATGTTGTTTCAAGCCCTAATTCCTTTACTAAAAACTTTGGTATCACCCAATAATTGCTATTGAGCAAGAAGTATTTTGCGTTCATTCAATCACCCCTTTCAAGAGGGGAACTCAATCCCCTCTAACCGTGCTATTGATAATCGTTTCTAATCCTGTTTCCTTATCCCATATAAACGCCTGTGCTTTCATAACAGTTCCTATGTAACCACTATCTGTATGCCACGAATCAGCAGATGTTACAGAAGATATTCTTCTGATAATCAATCCTGCGTATTCGTAAACCCTTTCAGTATGCAAGTGTCCTAAATGAAGTTCCCTATAAACTGTGTCACCCCATATCTTAGGTGATTCTGCAGCCATTAATTTATCTAATTGTGTCTTTGCTTCTTCGCCATGACTATATCCTATCATGCACTTTCCATACTGATAATACTTTCGTGGTGTTGGTGATATGTTGATTGAAACTTCTCCGCAATTTCTGAACCAAGCAGAAGTGTTAAGCACAAGGAAGTATGACAACATGGAATCGTGGTTAGCTTTGACATAACATATCTCGACAGGTGCAATCTGTTTTAATTCTTCTACTGCCCATATTACCATGTCACAACCACGCTTGTACATTTTCTGCCACCTACTATCAATGCTCTGTGGTGTTCCTTTGTTTGTTGAACCTTTGTCATTATCAACATTAAAGAAGTCTTGACCTATTGGAAACAATATCTTTTCAATCTCGAACCCATACGCTTTGACCTTTGATATAATGTCCATGATAGCACCAACGTATCTTTTTTCAGCAACATCTAAGTCATAGTCAAACCCTGTTTCCTTATCCCATGCCAACTTGCCTAAATGAATATCCATTATAGGAAACTCTAACAGTTTATTGCCACCCTTATATACGATAGGGTTATGCTTTGGTGGAGATAGATTTTCAAACACTTCTATTATGCTATCCTTAGTTAGAAAGCTCTGTATCGGTTTAACCTTGATTGATGATGAATACATGGTGTATGTTCCTTGCATCTTTGAAGTCCCGTTCCACGCTTTGTTAGAGCATGAAATCAATTCCCATTGTAATATATCGTAACCATGTAACGCTAACAATTCAGATGGTGTTTTGTTTTCTAAGTTTGCTATTGTCGTTAGCATATTAGAAGTCTGAACATATATAGTTTCGCCATTCTTGTTCTGTTGCTTTTCCATTGTCGTTTCAATCTTCATTCCGTCAAGTCTTGATGTGGGAGTTGACCTAAGCCAAACTCCCAAACCATTCAGATACTTCCTTGCTGTATCTTCTGCGTATGTTTCACCTGTTATCAGTTGAAAAGCATCTTGACTATTCAAGTCGCTATTCTTCCACCTAAGATAAATTTCCTTTGTTTTGTGTAACATATCTGTCATTCGTTCTCCCCCAATTCCCCTTCGTCTGATAGCATCACCACGCTATCCATTCTGATTGAGTACCATTCATGGGTAAACATGGTGCCTGTTTCGTGGCACTCCCATAAATCCATTGTTTCTTTGTCCGTCAATTGAATTTGATACTGTGTTCCATTCTCAAATATGATAGTAATCAGTTTCATCATTCACCCCACAATAATCTTTCTACATAATTTTTAAGCCTATCTATCGTGTTAACTGCTCTTATAATGGTATAACCATTATCGTCATAGTCAGAAGTTAAAAATACGATACTCGTTCCTTTGTACTCGACGTTCTCGTTTGTTATAAAATATTCCCATACGTCCTCTAACGTTAGATATGTAAACCACTTATCTTCTGTTAATATCAGATATTCACTCGGTTCAAACTTCATCTTCTACCTCCTTAACCAAACGATCCATATACCACTTAGCTTTCTTCAAATCCTGCAACTTGTTTCCCTTGAAATTTGCTCTGTCCGAATACTTAATGACGTTACCTATCAACGATGCTTGAAAACCTGTGTACGAGCGTGTAACGTGCCTTATAACGTCAATGGTTTCCATGTCTCCACTTGTGTAATGTGGTGGGGAGTTCACCATGTCTTGTTCTTTCATTTCTACCTCCTAAAATGGTAAGTCAAAGTCTGCATCTTCTGGCTCAACTTCTTCAAATGGTGTGCCTTCCAAGTCAACTTTCTCTTTCTTCTGTCCGTCTTGCTCAACCTTTTCAAATGCAAAGATTGTAACGCTTGTGTAATACTTGTCATCTGTTCCCTTGTTTGTGAAAACTTGTCCACTTCTGATATGGAATACATCACCTTCTTCAAGGTCAAATTGCTCTGCTGCCTTGCCTACCACGATGCCAAACCAAATACAGGATTCATACGATCCGTCTTGATTTTTCTTCCTGTCACCGAACTTAACTTTCTTAACCTTGCCCTTGCCCTCAACTGACCATAGTTTATGATATAACGAATCTTTTATTTGCATCTTATCCTCCTAAGATAATATTAGTATACTTCTGATTTCTTTTTCTGTAACATTGTAGCACATGACCATGTGATTTCCGTCATCAACCTTGATGTGGTAAACTCTGTTTCCGTCAAATAGTTGCGTGTAGCCTACCACCTCGCCTCTCATTCTGTCTCCTTTGTGTTCAAATAGAACTCTATTACCTGTTGTATATTTCACTCTTGTTCCTCCTTTAATAGTTCTGGATTATCGTGAATGTTCCCCACCACTTCCAAGTAATCACTGTCTAATTTAAAATAAAACCTTTCTCCTTCTATTTGGTCTTTCATCACAAAAGCAAGATATTTTTCAGAGTAGTACCAATAACCAATTGTCCCGTGTCTGTGATGTTTTGTAACATCCCCCTCGTAAATCTTCTTTCCGTTCTTGTCGAGAAGTCCTGTGTATTGACCGATGGTTTCTGTCGTAACTTGTCGACCATTAATATATGTGTTTAGACCTAAAGACCCATGACGCAAGTCCCCATATACCCACTCACTATTATAAACTTTTTTCCCTCTAAACTCTATTTCTCTCACTTCTATTCCTCCTTTCTAACTTGTATCGCACGATATAGTTGTATACCGATGCCTGTGAACAATTAAATACTTCTGCTATATCCTTGTATGTAAAACCATTATAATACATCTTAGACAAAATTTCAAGGTTTAAATTTAACTCTGGGTTCTTATTTCCACCACCAAGCCTGTACTCATAGGGGTTTTCCAACCCCATATCAGTCAGGCTCTCTGAACATGATTTATCTGTCAATGTCGAAATTATCAACGCATAGTAGTTTTCCTTGAACCTGTCAAAGTTGTTCATAATATTTTCTTTTTCTTGCTTGCTCATTTTATGTCCTTTCGTCATAGTGACACCTATACCTTCTTGATTAAGACTTCGTATTTGGATCGTGGCAAGTCTGTTAATTTCTTAATCTTCGCCCACTTCAAAATGTCATCTTCGGATTTTCCTGCTGCTATCAAGCGTTCTGAAAAGTCTTTTGCCTCTGTTGATGAAATCGTATCTTCTTCTGGTAAATCTTCGCCTGCATAAATATACAATCCTAAGCCAAACATGGCTAGATTTTTGGTAAGACACCTCATTACCGCTTTGTTAATGTCGAAACTGTTGATGGCATCTACTTCTTTTTCCCCATACTTTGTCTTGTAAGTGTATGGATTCAGTTTCAATGGCTTGTGTTTCATATCCAATACAGGCAACCACATTTCCCTTGTTATACCGTCTGCTGTTACAGTTGTGTAAACCATGTAGCCGATGTTTTCATCACCAAACCAACATTGACCGTTATCGTTCTTCTTAATGTCATATGTTGCAGATGGATAGACTTTTAGAAACTCTTTCCAAGCGTTTGCCCATGAAAGGTATGTCAAACCTTCTCTCTGTTCAGTATACTCGCTAACATCTAAACTTAATAATTTCTGTAAATCTTCACTCATTTCAATATTCCTCCAATTCATTTCTTGTTTTAAGTCCATTGTCTACATCTTCTAAAAACTCAATGCGTTCTTCTAATTTTGAAATTCGCTTTCTCAACTTCTTATTATCTTCTTGTAATTTGTCAAATTCGTGTTGTCCGATGTCAAGCCTTATGATTGTCCAAGGTTTTGTGTCTAAGCCCTCTAGGTAGTCTTTCATTTGACTTGGATAAGTTAGGTAACCGTCTACATAGTACTGTGGCGAAAATTCTCTACAAAGTCCGTAAACCTTCATTTTTCTTCCTCCTTTCTGGTTTTCCTGTTGGGTAACGCCATCTAATATTTCTTCATCGTCTAAATAATCCATTATGTTTATTTTCATCTAATCTTCCCCCTGCCATCTTTTAATGATGTCGAAAACTTCGTTGTCAGAAATTGTATTG